TTTGATGACATTAAGGAGTATTACGATAAGCACTTGCACCCAGAGAAGATTAATCTTAACGATCAGAACGTTTACAAGAACATCTTCCACAAGGGAAAATGGGCTGGTATCTTCCAGTTTACTGAAAAGGGTGCGCAAACATTCTGCAAGCGTGCAAGACCAAAAAACATTATTGATATTGCTGCGATTACAAGTATTTATCGCCCCGGTCCACTTTCAGCAAATGTTCACGAACTGTATGTTGAAGCCAAAAACAACCCCAGTGGAATAAACTATGGTCATGATATAGTAAGAGAAGTAACAAAAGAGACTTATGGTTTCTTGATTTTTCAAGAGCAAATCGCCCTTTTGGCTCATAAACTAGGAGAAGATATTTCGCTTGATGAAGCTAATCTTTTGCGCAAACTATTAACTAAAAAAGGTACAGGAAAGGGAAATGACAAGAAAACAAAAATTCACGGAAAGTTCATCAAAGGTTGTGTCTCTAAAGGAATATCGACTCAAAAAGCAGAAGAACTTTGGCAAAAGTTTGAATACTTTAGTGGCTATGGTTTTAATAAGTCTCATGCTATTTCCTACTCTATTATTTCTTATCAATGCGCTTGGCTTCTGAATTATTACCCTTCCGAGTGGATGGCGGCATTTCTAGACAAAGAGCCAGAGAGCAGAAAAGAAAGAGCAATCAATTGCGCAAAAAAGTTTGGCTTTAAGATAGAGCCGATTAGTGTTAATAAATCCGGCGCAGTGTGGGAGATATCAGAGGGCGGCGAGGTGTTGATTCAGCCGCTAACTTCCATCAAGGGTCTTGGTGAAAAGGCAATTGAGCAGATTCTAATGCATCGCCCATTTAATACTATTGAGGAATTTCTCTTTAACGAGGAAATTGTATATGCAAAACTTAATAAAAAAGCCATCGACGTGCTCGTTAGATCTGAAGCGCTGAACTGTCTGAGGGATGAAAGGTTTAATAATTTAAAACACTTTTGGCTATCAGTGGCTAATGAGCGCCCTAAAAACAAGAAGCGCCTTAACACGCTCATCGAAGAGAATAGAGAGACCGAAGAGTTTAGCCGTGATGACTTTATCGAGAACAAAGTTAATCTTTCAGGTCTTTACCCCTTTAATTTAGTTATAACTGATGATATTATCAAGCGTCTGGATCACTATTCGATTCCTCCTATCTCGGAATATGATAGGAATTTAGAGGTCGTCTGGTTTATCGTAAGAGAGGTGATTCAGCGCAAAACAGTTAAGGGTAGACCATATTATATCGTAAAGACCCTGGATACAAACTCGGTTATGACTGATATCAAATGTTGGGGTGTCGATCCCCGTAGAGATAAGATATTTTTAAATCGCCCGTATATGGCTAGGCTCAAGCATGAAGAGCAATGGGGGTTTTCTACACGCGGTGGTTTGGGAAGTTGGAAATTGCTAGGATAAGAAAGGAGATAAATAGCATGGACCTGAAGATAGTAAAATTAAGAGAAGATGCAAAGCTACCACAACGTGCATATCCAACTGATGCAGGGATGGATTTGTTTTATTGTCCAAATGGAGACAGGATTCACATTATTAGGGAGGAGGGTCGTGCAGTGGAGCCCCGCGAATCAGTACTCCTCCCAACTGGGATACGCATACAAGTGCCATATGGCTACATGCTTGAAATTAAGAATAAATCCGGTATCGCATATAAAAGACAGTTGATTGTTGGTGCGTGTGTTGTTGATTCTGGTTATGAAGGGGAGGTATACGTAAACCTTCACAACATTGGCTTGAGCACTCAATACATCAAGCCAGGGAGCAAGATTGCACAAGCAGTGCTGGTGCCTATTAGTCACTGTGGAGTAGAAGAGGTAACAGAGAAACAGTTCGCAAAAAATAGCCAGCGAGGTCACGGTGGCTTTGGGTCCACTGGTACGGAATAGAATGAAAAAAGTAACTCCGGATATGGAGAAGGGGAAGAAAATGACAGATCAGTTAAGTAAAAACTTCAAGAAAAGCGAATTCAAATGTCGCGACGGAACGCACGTACCCGATGAACTAATGGAAAATTTAGAAGAACTGGTAGAAAATTTGCAGATCATTCGTGATCACATTGGTGTTCCTATGCGGATTATATCCGGCTATCGCTCTCCCAAGTATAACAGACGAATTGGAGGTGCCAGAAAATCCCAACACATGAAAGCAAAAGCAGCAGACATTGTTGTGAAAACCATCAAACCGGTAAAAATGAGAGAAATTATTATCGATCTAATTAAAGAAGGTAAGATAAAAAAAGGAGGCGTCGGGCTTTATCGCAGCTTTGTCCACTATGACACTAGGGGGAGAAATGCGCGCTGGAAAGGCAACGGCGTCAAAGATTATCAAGGAGAAAGCAAATGAGTTTAAAATATACATTAAAAAATGGTGATTCGGGGCAGGAGGTCGCTCGCCTCCAACGCGCCTTGAAGATCACTTCTGATGGAAAGTTTGGTCCAAAAACAGAGGCTACTGTAAAGGATTATCAAGAAGAGCAGAATTTGGTGGTGGATGGTCTTGCTGGAAAGCGAACCCTTACATCATTAAAGATTAACGTAACTGCAGCCACTGACCTCTCCAGTTGGAATGGAACGGTAGATTTTGAAAGTATGAAAAAGGCTGGTGTCTCCGCTGCATGGATTAAATTAACGGAAGGTACGACGCACCGCAACCCAGGGCGTGAAAAGAAGTTTGAAGATGCCCGCACCGCAGGCTTTGATGTGGGCGCCTATCACTTCGGAAGACCAGATACATACACGGGAGACCCTCTCGACTGGGAAAAAGAAGCCAATAACTTTCTTATTCAGTTGGAAAAGGTAGGATGCCATAGCGGTGACTTGATTCCAGTGTTAGACCTTGAAGCGGGAATGAAAACTGACGACAATCACAATGTTAACTGGTGTCTTAAATGGCTTGATCATGTGGGCAAAGAGACGCAGAGTACTCCCATGGTATACACGGCACGCTGGGCTTGGCAACTTTTTGTAATGAAAGCAGATAAAGCGAATATCAAGAAACTCTTGGAATACCCAGTTTGGTACGCAGCCTACATTCGCAAGAAGCGCTTGGTTGGTCCGGAAGAAAAACTTAGGGGATGGACAGAATGGGATGTCTGGCAGTACACGGGTCACGGCGAATTGGACGGTGTTAAGGGTCGCGTCGATCTGAACTGGATTGCCGGTGAGCAATATGAAAAGATGAAGATCTCATGAGCATTGAAAGAAAGTTAAGACGCGCACAAGCCAAGAAAGAAAAGAAACTAGCTGAAAAAGAACTTGGAATTAAAGTTGCTTTATTTGGAAAATTAGGTAATAAATGCTTGACTTGTGAAAAACCCTTTGATAAGATGGATCGAGAACAGGTTATGAGTTGGAATGTAGTGGTTAAAAATGAAACAGAAACTGTTAGACTATATTGTCCCCAATGCTGGGACAATGCAGTTAACCTCATTAAAGAAGCAAAGCAAGAACTTTTAAAGAGAAAAGGAGAGGATTGATCAATGCAAGTTTATTCACAAAGTATTAAAGGCTTTTTAATAGATACCGAGCTGGCTAATGACTTGGGGCTTCTCGATGAATTTCTCATTTGGGAAGAAGTGTATGATGTTGAGCCATTTAGAGAGGCTTTTGAAGAGAAATACGGAGTCGCACCCCTGGATCTGAAGCATTTCGAGTATTCTCGCGAGGGTCACATCAAGAGCCTCTCTGGTTTCGATTGGGATGAGACTTATGTGGTTTTTGACGAACTCACAGAAGATCTAGCCGAGTGGAGCCAGATGGTCAAGGAACTGGAGAAGGAATTGGATATTCTCATTGAAGAGGGAAGTTGGTCAGAGGTAGAATGAAAAATGCAAACAAAGATTATGTAAATCACCCACGTCACTACAATATCAACTGGAAGGGCGAACAAGCAATTGAAACCTATACCTACATTCGTTCTTGGAAAATGGATTATCCAGAGAGTAATATTATTAAATATGTAACACGCCATCCTTATAAGGGTAAGTCCCTTGAAGATCTCAAGAAAGCACGATGGTATTTAGACAAACTTATCGAAGAAGTCGAAAGCAATACGAATCCGAGGGGGATTGAATGACGAACATCCTTTCTACCTGCGAAGCACTAACTTATGACGATGTTTTGCTGGTACCACAATATTCAGACATAGAAAGTAGAAAAGAAGTTGACATTGGAAATAATTTAGATGATAGTATAAGACTAGATCTACCAGTCATCTCCTCCCCGATGGACACCGTAACGGAAGTTGATATGGCTGAAGCGGTCGGAATGTCTGGCGGGCTAGGCATACTCCATCGATATAATACTATAGAAATTCAATGTCAAATGGCTTTGAAACTTTGGGAATTGCCTGTTCTGATCGGAGCAGCAGTTGGCGTGACTGGAGACTACCTGGAGAGGGCAACTCAATTAGCTCACTCTGGGGTGCGAGTGATTTGCATTGACGTGGCTCACGGACATCACTTTCTTATGGAGAGAGCCATAAAAACAATTCGCGATGCGCTCGATGGTAGCGTGCATATTATGGCTGGAAACGTTGCAACTCGCGAAGGGTTTGAGGCTTTATCAGATTGGGGAGCGGATAGTGTCCGTTGTAATGTAGGCGGCGGCTCAATCTGCTCAACACGCATCCAAACGGGACATGGTATGCCAGGACTCCAAACAATCTTTGATTGTGCGCAGAGCGATAGAAATACGAAAATCATTGCTGACGGTGGTATTAGAAATTCCGGAGATATCGTTAAAGCATTAGCAGCAGGAGCAGATTTTGTAATGCTGGGTTCTATGCTAGCAGGTACCGATGAATCACCTGGGTTCGTTATTGAAGATATCAATGGCGGTCAATATAAGCTTTATAGAGGTATGGCTAGCAAAGAAGCCCAGGTTGAGTGGCGAGGCGAGTATTCTTCCAATGAGGGGGTATCTACTAAAATACCTTTTAAAGGTCAAGTAGCAAGCGTCTTTCAGGATATTAAAAACGGAATCTCTTCCGGGCTTTCATATTCAGGTGCTCGGACAGTATCAGAATTATGGGGAAAGGCAAAGTGGGTTCGCCAGACTTCTTCCGGTCTTAAAGAAAGTGCAACCCATATTTTATATAAATGAAAAAAAGAAAAGTTGTACCAGAAGACGGAAAATACATTCGTGTTCCGACTTTGAAAAGTTTGGATGCAGATCTCCGCATAAAATTAAATTTTGATGACATTACTAAATTCTTTTTTTTCAATGAATATATCAAAGGATATCTCTTGGAGGATGAGGAATTGATGCCCTTTATAAAAAAAGTAAAAGAAAAGAGCATGTTAATGAGAAAATTTAGACTGAAAAAAGCTAAAGAAATCAGAGCAAAAGAAAAGCAAATCATAAATCAATTTGGCTTAAGCCAGGATGATATAGAGAACATATTCGACCTATTAGATGAAGAGGAGGTTATATGAAAACATGTGCAAAAGAGTGTCTTGATAAGAAAAGCTCTTGCAAACAAAAAAACTGCCGACAGTGGATTAAATACGAGGAAGATCACAACTGTGCGCACGTTGCGGTGAAGAAAAATGGACCGATGACTCTAAAGGAGGTGGCTAAACGCTTGGGTGTCT